TCCAAAGACTCATAAAGCATAAAATCTATTTCTTCGTTGAACAGGTCCATACACTTGTCTCCTTAGTATAATTAGTACCGTAATAAAATAAAAGCCGAGGCTTTAACCTCGGCGTTGAGCACCCTTTGGCTTGGATTTCTCGTATGCCTCCTGCTCTTTGGCCTTCTGCTCTGAGAGTCTTTGCAGAAACCATCTCCGTATAACAATTGGTAGATTGTAAGCCTCGGTAAAGGACCAGCCACCATAATACTTCAATAAAAAGAACTCTTCATAGACAGAAGCAGCATACTCATCGGTTAGACCAAAAAAAGTCCGCCGTTAAGGGGATCTCTACCTCCTGCTCGTGTCCGCAAGCCGAGCAAGCAAAATGGCTCTTCATATCAACGCCCGGTGCGGTTGACCTATATACTCTTTTCAGAAATCTAGAATCAGGGGCTGGCATAAGATCACAGAATTTATTAATCGTCGAACGTTCCGTTTGCCCGTTCAAAGATACAATAATTGATTTAAGCTGATCGGTTGACGTGGTTTCAGGCAAGTTTTTCTTCGCCTTGCTTTCAGCCAAACTAGCCAGCTTTCTCTCTTCCTCTCCCGTTAGGAGCTTAAGTTGCGCTTGAACTTTGGTCGTGGGCAACTCTATTGTAAAGGTACCATCACTGGACAGTTCCCTCTCTTCGTCTCCGTAATAAGGAGTAACATCATTAAGGTCAAAAGAGTTTTCTGAGGTCTGGGCACAGGCTGGGCACTTCATATGAGTTGTATACTCAGCCCCAAATCCTGTTATTCTAGCGGCGATCATAATTGCATTTTTGTCGGCTACATATAATGTATCAACGTTAATTGATTGATCGACTAGAATATTTGATATAAACCTATCAATGGCCAAGCCGCTTTTCAACAAAGCCTTAGAAGTTAAAATGTCCTCGTCCTTGGCGGTCATAAAGCGAATCTCAGTCGTCTTCTCGCCACGCAGGGGATGACCTTCTGGATAGAACCTGCCTTTTGTCGGTAGTTCCACAAAATGTGTTGGACTAACAAAATCAAATAGACTATTTGTTTTTCCAGCCATAGCCTCGGCTGGGTCTGATGACTCGGCAGGCGCTTGCAGCCGGTCTTTATTGTTTCTCAAGTTTCACCTCTCAAATAATTGGAATTAATGTTGTTGGTTCGTCTACGATCTCTGGGCCGTTCGCGAACCTCACTGTTGCGTGATCATAACGAACTGTGATTGTAACTTCGGATAAATCCTCTGAGGAATAATCTAATTCACCGAAATCAATTCTTTCAAAAAATGGATTGATCAAGACCCACTCTTCTGCGAGATCGCCCTCGCTATTAAGTTGCCTGATCACCAACTGGTTAAATGCGTCGTTCGCACTTCCTTTATATTGTCTCTCTCCATACTTATCATAACCACAAGCAGCCAATATTTCAATCATTCCTCGCGAAACATCAGTGTCTGCGGTTCTAAGCATGGAG